TCGTGGTTAGCGCGACCACGGGTTGGTCCGGTAACCTTAAGTTCGGCGCGAACACTGGTTTGCAGGCCGATCTCACGAACGCTTCGGCGGCGACGATCAACTCCCTACGCCAGGCGTTTCAGATTCAGAAGATTTACGAGCGCGACGCTCGCGGTGGTTCCCGGTACACGGAGATCATCAAGTCGCATTTTGGCGTGACTTCCCCGGATGCGCGTTTGCAGCGCCCGGAGTACCTGGGTGGCGGTTCGACCCGGGTGAACATCAGCACGGTTCCGCAGACGTCGGAGACGTCGGGCACTTCCCCGCAGGGCAATCTTGCGGCGTTTGGTACTGCGCTGGCTTCTGGGCATGGGTTTAACATGTCCTTTACGGAGCATTGCGTCATTATCGGCATCGCGTCGGTGCGTGCCGATTTGACCTATCAGCAGGGCCTTGACCGCATGTTCTCTCGGTCTACCCGTTTCGATTTCTTTTGGCCGGCATTGGCTCACATCGGCGAGCAGGCCGTGCTGAACAAGGAGATTTATGCCCAGGGGACGGCGGCGGACGACGACGTTTTCGGGTATCAGGAGCGGTATGCGGAATACCGCTACAAGCCCTCGAAGATCACCGGCATCATGCGGTCGACGGCGGCGGGTTCTTTGGATTCCTGGCACCTTTCCCAGGAGTTCGGCAGTTTGCCGGTTCTTGATTCCACGTTCATCGTCGAGGATCCTCCGGTGGATCGTGTGATCGCTGTTGCGTCTGAGCCCCATTTCATCATGGACGGCTTTTTCCAGTTGCGGTGCGCTCGGCCCATGCCGGTTTATTCTGTGCCCGGGTTGATCGACCACTTCTAAGGGGTTCGCCATGGACTGGCTTGCAGCTGGCGCGGATATTCTGACCGGCGGTTTGATTTCAGAGATTCAGGATAAGAATAACGAGGAGCGGTCCCGCGACGCGTTCGAGCGCCAGGTGTATCTTCGTAATACGGCGCACCAGGCGTCTGTGGATGATCTTCGGGCGGCGGGTTTGAACCCGATCTTGTCTGTTACGAGGGGAGCCACTGCCACGCCGTCTGTGGCGGCTCCCAGTGGGGCGCCAGGCGATTGGCAGTCGATCTCCAAGGGGCAGGCTTCATCTGCGGCTGCGCAGGCTTCCAGGCAGTCTGCGGAGGTCGGCAAGTCGCAGGATCTGCTGATGCGTCAGCAGATTGAGCTTGCCGGTGAGCAGGCGACGGCGGCGCGTTACGATGGGCTGTTGAAACAGGCCCAGGCGGCGCAGGCCTATTCTCAGATTCCCAACATCAACGCGGATACTGCGTTGAAGCTTGCGAATGTTCCCCTGGTGAAGCAGCAGACGGAAACGTCGGCGGCTTCGGCGCGTCAGGCCGACGCTCAGACGTCCAATCTTTCCCAGGAGCTGCAAATGCTCCAGGAGCGCGTTAAAGCGCTCCGCACTGAGGGCAAAATCGATGAGTCGATGTTTGGCGAAGTCATGCGCATCATTAATCGCGGCGTTCAATCGATTCGCGGTTCTGTGCCGGTTCCGGGTCGTTAGTTGTTGGTTTTGGCTTTGTTTCGCTAAGTATTAGCGGGTTTTAGGGGTTTTACCCTAGGGGTATCGTTCGTTTTTTGAACGATGCCCCAGACAAGCGAAGCGCGTCAGTCCTACCACTCTTGGTTATTACTTTTTTCGTATTACTTTTCGGAGATTTCTCATGTCACTCTTGCTTCGTTTTTCCTCCGATTCTCCTCTTCCTGTTGTTTTTCCCTACGCTCCCAAGCGTTCTATTTCTCTTTCCTTTCCGGCTCAAGGCCGGACAAAGCAGTCCTTTCGTGATGAATGTGATGTGAATCGCATCATGGCCCGGTATCTTGAAACCGGCATCCTTGAGGGTGATTCTTCTTCGGCGCGTTTCGCCGATGTTGTTGCGCTCCAGGAACTGGACTATCAGGGCGCGATGAATTTCGTTATTGGCGCCCAGGAAGCTTTCGGCTCGCTTCCCTCTTCGATCCGTTCCCGTTTCCGGAACGATCCAGGTGAGCTTCTCGCCTTCCTCGACAATCCGGCCAACAAAGGCGAAGCAATTCGCCTGGGCCTTGTGGCCGATCCTGCCGCGCCAGCGGCTACTGTGCCTCTGGGCACTCTTGCTCCTGCTGCGGGAACAGTCGCAGCGGGGGCCTGACCATTTGAGCTACTTGATCTCAAATGGTCTAGGTGACACCAAAGGAGGTTGCGTTCCATGGTTTTTGTACTAGTCTTTGTCTTTGCAGGGTTCGCTATCAACTGTTCCATCAAGGAGGTTCCACGTGAAACGATTCAAGATGTCCAGAAAGTCCAGCCGTCGCCAGTTCAGCAAGTCCGGGTCGAGAGTTCACGGTAAGAACCTGCGCGGTGCGCCAATGCGGGGCGGCATTCGGTTGTGATGGGTCATGCCCTGTTTTCACCCGTTGAAGGCTTTTCAGCGGGTTACCGCTGGTCCGAACGGCAAGCGCGAGATTATTTTTTCAGAAACTGCGGCGCGGGCAGTTGCGACGATGCCTTTGACCCTGCCGTGTGGTCGTTGTACTGGATGCCGATTGGACCGGGCGAAAGCCTGGGCCCTTCGGTGCGCTCACGAGGCCACGTTGTGGCCTTGTAGTTCGTTCCTGACGTTGACCTATGCTCCAGAGCATCTTCCCCCAGGTGGCACCTTACAGAAATCCGATTTTCAGAAGTTCATGAAGCGGCTTCGCAAGCATCTGGGCGGCAAGCGTGTGAGTTACTACATGTGCGGTGAATACGGTAGCAAGGGCGATCGGCCCCACTACCACTGCATTCTTTTCGGGGAGGATTTCTTGTTCGATCGCACAGCGATCAGCAAAAAACGAGGGGTGACGCTTTGGCGCTCACCCACGTTGGACCGCATCTGGGGACTCGGTTTTGCGTCCATTGGTTCTGTGTCTTTTCAGTCGGCGGCGTATGTCGCTCGATATTGCATGAAAAAGGTCACAGGTGATGCAGCGGCAGAGCATTACGCTCGAGTGGATGTTGAGACCGGCGAGATTTACCAGGTCGTGCCGGAGTTCAATCAAATGTCGCTCAAACCCGGGATTGGTCGCGGTTGGTTTGACGCTTATTCGGAGGACGTTTACCCTGATGATTTCTGCATTGTTGAGGGTCGCAAAGTTCGTTCACCTCGTTATTACGACCGACTCCTTGAGGCGAGCAATCCGGGCCTCTTGGAACAAGTCAAGAAAGCCCGGAAAGCCAAGGCGAAAGCGTTCGCCAACACGCACGGGACCCCCGACCGTTTAGCGGCTCGGGAGAAGGTTTTGCAAGCGAAGTTATCCCATCTCAAAAGGAGCGTTGAAGAATGAAACTGTTCTCGATTCGTGATTTCAAGTCCAATCACTTTGTGTCGCCGTTTCCGGCCGAAAACACCGATGTCGCGCTGCGTCTTTTTACCAATGAGGTTCAGCATTCCGGTGGGCTCGTGACGAAGTATCCGCAAGATTTCGGGCTTTACCAGATCGGCTCTTTTAACCCGGACACGGGTGACGTTGAGGGTCAGCTTGTTCAACTGATCGCCATGGGCGACGAGTGCAAAGGAGCGTAATCATGCACACCAATCCTTCGGTAATGAAACACCGGTTTAGCGAAGTTCCTCAGGCGGAGATTCCGCGCAGTTCGTTTGACCGGTCCTGCGGTTATAAAACCGCGTTTGACGCGGGTTACCTCGTTCCGGTGTTCGTCGATGAGGCCTTGCCTGGGGATACGTTCAATCTTCGCGCTACGCTCTTTGCGCGGCTTGCCACGCCCATTTTTCCGGTCATGGATAACATGTACCTGGACACCCATTTTTTCGCCGTTCCGATTCGCCTGATCTGGGACAATTGGCAGAAGTTCAACGGCGAGCAGGTTGACCCCGGCGATAGCACCGATTACACGGTGCCTCAGATGGTTTCTACTGCGGTGACAGGCTATGCCGTGGGTTCGCTGCATGACTACATGGGATTGCCTACTGGCGTTCCTGGCATGACACATTCCTCGCTGTGGCATCGAGCGTACAACCTGATTTATAACGAGTGGTTCCGCGATCAGAACCTTCAGGATTCGCTCGTGGTGGATCGTGATGACGGTCCGGATTCTCCAACCGATTACGTGCTTAAACGGCGCGGTAAGCGGCACGATTACTTCACGTCGGCGCTCCCCTGGCCCCAGAAGGGGCCCGGCGTTACGATTCCGCTTGGCACTACGGCGCCTGTTTTGACTGACGATACGACGATTGCGCTGAAAACCGGGACCACGGAACGCAACTTGATGGCTGGCGGTGGCAGTGATCAATTCGTGGTTAGCGCGACCACGGGTTGGTCCGGTAACCTTAAGTTCGGCGCGAACACTGGTTTGCAGGCCGATCTCACGAACGCTTCGGCGGCGACGATCAACTCCCTACGCCAGGCGTTTCA